TCGGGATCGTCTGGTAGTTCCGCGCCAGCATCCAAGGTGTCACGCAAAAGGCCCCAAACTTCCGCACGACGATTATAGTAACGGCCTGTGTTATCAGGTGTCCCATTTCCATGGAACTCGTAGAGATGTCTTGCAAAGCCTCGATGAGTGATGGTGTCAAATACTCCGGCACCAAGCCCGTCTGCATCGATAACCACAGCATCAGGCTTTTCTGAAGTAATGAACTCAATGAGCTTATTGCTGACTTGGACAACATCCAAGCCTCTAGCTTTCTGAAGAATTCGGAATCGTCGTCCTTGACGGAGTCCGATAACAGTTTGATCATCTCCGTACCTTGCAACGTCGCATGCGATGATTCGAGGGAGCTGTTCATAACCCACCGCCTTATACTTGCGGCACTTCTCTACTGATTCGCTAGAGATAAACTGAAAGCTACCTGATCGTGGAAACTCACCACGTACCCAGATGCGCACGAAGTCCGAGTCTTCGCCATAGTCCGCGACCCACTGATTAGATTGCTCCTGGTTTGCGCCCTCCACAGTGCGTGAGTCGATCTGCTTCGTTAACCAGCGATGCTTCTGCTTACCAAAGCATTCGTGAAATGCGCCAGTGTTAATGGTTGGATTACCGAAGGCGAGCCAAATGATTTCGGTCTCGCTATCGGTTAAGAAGCCTTCGGCAGTCTCGTAAATCTTGTTAGCGATGGCCGATGCTTCGTCGAAGATAACCAAGATACGCTTGCCCTGATTATGTAGACCGGCGAACGCCTCCGGGTTGTTCTCGCTCCACGGTATGAAGTCACACCGCCACAGCTTTGCATGGTCCTTAAGCTTCGATGAGATAGATTCACTGCGTACATCCCACCAATATGAGTTGATGGCCAAGCGAAACCACTTCTGAGCTTCGGGCGAGGTCTTCGTAGCGAGCTGCTTTGCGGTGTTTGCGGTGATGACTACGCGACAATCCTCACAGGTCGACATCCCCCAGTTCACGATCATAGCAATCAAGGCTGACTTGCCGATACCCTTGCCGCTGGAGACAGCGATCCGTAAAGGAGTGAAACGAGTCTTGGGATTTTGTAGGTGATTGCCAATCGAAGTAAGTATATCGGCTTGCCACAGCTTTGGGCCATTGAACTGCGCCAAGTCTCCAGTGCCCCAGGGAAATGTATATTTGGCAAAACATAATGGGTCAAGGGACATTCGGGCAATGTCCCTCACGAGCTGTACTTGAGGTGTGACGCTCACTTACTCCACGGGCGATACGCTCTTGTCGCCGGCCGGCCGCTTACCACCAAAGTTCGTCGGTCCGTCAACTGAGCCTTCGTAATTCGCCTGATTGGGATCGTGCGAGTCCTGATCGGGCTTTGTATTCGCGCCAAGGTCCTGATGTTTCTTGTGCGCAGAGTTCAGTCGCGCAATATCCGCATCGTGCTTTGCGCCTTGTGGTGTCTTTGCGTAATGCGATTGCCGATGTTCAGATTCAGGAATGTGTGGCATTTAAGTCCTCCAAGATTAGATTGAGTTCAATTACCGCATCAAGTTCACCCATTATTGCACCAAAACTAAAATCTGCACGAGCGTCTAAGATCAATTCAGCACAGCGCAGAAGTTCTTCAAGATTGTCGGTCATCTTCATCACTAAACTTTGTTCCTGCTCGCTGGCGCCCTTCACGAATACGGTCGGCGAGTCCCTCCATGCCGGTCACGTGAATGTGCTCAGTTGCTTTACCGTAACGATATTCAATCAGCGTCTTGAAAATCATGGCCGCCACTTTGCGATCTTCGCAGTTGAGAAATTCAACTGCGAGCTGATCGGGATCAACTTGAGCGAACACACGATCAATAAACACTTGCACATCATGCGTAGCTTTATTTGGCGTGCCTGGTGTGCGGCCCGCTGTACGCTCGCCTTTTTGGAATTTGCCATCAGGAGTGCGCATGCCCGTACTTCACGCTAAGTAAGCGCAGAACTTACGACAAAAGTAAAGTAAATTCTGCACGCGTACTTACAAATAGGGAGGGGGTGTGGCACTGTGGCACTGTGTGTGTGCGCGTGGCACTGTGACGGCGGCCACGGGAGTGCGGTGGCATGGTGAGCGTAAGTGTATGATTACAGTATGTATATATATTAATATATAATATACCCTCTTACTCACAGTGCCAGGGTGCCACTTACTCACTGTGCCAAGCAAAGAACTTATGGCACTCTCAGAGTGCCAAACTACCCAAAAAATACTTCTTGCCCTGTAAGCAAAAGCGCGTATAATGCGTTTCGAGCGTTGGGCACTATCCTCTAAGGGCAGATGCCCACACATCTGCCCTAGCTCCTTGTGGGAGGAGTGGTTGGTTCCATTTTTACAAATCTTCTTCGCCAACACCACGCACGACATAGAACTGCGCACAGTACCAATGGTCGCTCGGGAGTTCTCGCGCGATCCAAAAACTCTTGCCGCATTCTTGATAAAGCAGAAGGCGTCTAATCTTTATTTCGGTTGCTGCACGCGTGAAGGAAAACAAGGCGCAAAAGTAAACTGTCGTGAGCTTGTGGCTTTTTGGGTTGACATTGACTTCAAGGAATTACCAGAAGCTGAAGCTAGATATGAGTTAGATACTTTCGCGTTAAGACCAACTCTCATTATTTCATCTGGTGGCGGCTTTCATGTTTACTGGTGTTTGAAGCAACCATACGATGCACAAGATTCGCGCTGCGAAGCAATCCTTAAAGGCTTAGCCCTTACACTCCACGCCGACACGCAGGCTTGTGACATATCGCGCATTTTGCGCGTCCCAGATACTCTGAATCACAAATACAAACCACCGCGTGAAGTGAAGCTTATTCACGCAGACTGGAGCACGCGGTACGACATTGATGATTTCAAGGTGTACGAGCAACACATCGAGCAAGTAAAACCAGTTGAGCAGCGCAATGGGCAAGTAACCAAAGGTGGCAGAACGAAGGCCATAAACTCATTAGCCGGTTTCATGAATAGAAATGGTAATACTCTAGAGGAGATCGAGGCCGCCTGTTTAGGGCTGAACACCCGCTTCGATCCGCCATTCACAGAAAAGGAAGTGCGCAGAAAAGCGCAAGGCATCTTTAATGGTTATGCCAAAGAGCATGGTAATGGTGACGCTCCGACGAATAGTAGAATCGAATGCGTGCTCGCAGATTCTATTGAACCGGAGCCATTGTTGTGGCTTTGGGAGAATCGCATCCCATTAGGTAAGCTCACGGTCTTTTGTGGTGTACCCGATACGGGCAAGAGCACAGTGGCAATTGATATTGCTTCTAAGTGCACGACGGGTTTCCCGTGGCCAGACTGCCCTAACAGACACGATCCTTGTGATGTGCTCATGCTTATATCGGAAGATGATCTTAAGGATACGGTTGTTCCTCGTTTGATTGCTTCAGGCGCAAAATTGAATCATATTCATTTCGCAATTCAAACCATAGTTGAGAAAGATGCAAGGCGCACTGAGCGACGTATAGCGCTAGATGCCGACTTGAAAGCTCTCGAATCTATTCTGGTGCAAGAACCGGAGATCAAGCTTGTGATTATCGATCCGCTCGGCAGTTACTTGGGAGCGCTAAAGAAGAACGACGAGGAAGTAATCAGGCGCGTGCTTACGGATATGAAGGAGTTGGCTGAGCGTACCGGAGTCTCGATGGTGTCCATAGACCATTTCAACAAGAAGAATGAGCAATCGGCCATACACAGACTCTCCGGCGCCGGTGCACTGGCAGCGGTACCGCGAGCTGTATGGGCATTTGTCAAAGACACAGACAGCGAAGACAAGACCATGCGCTTGATGCTAAACGCCAAATTAAACGTGGTATCGGAAGCTAAGAAGGCTGGCTTAAAGTATTACGCGACTGGTGTAGATATTGCAATTAAGGGAGTGCAGTCAAACTTGCCGGTCATTCAATGGCTTGGTAACAGCGATGGAGACTTGGATGAGATTCTGCATAAGCAGGCCGATCACGAGGGAACAAAAGCAAATAAATGTGGCAAATGGCTCCTGGCAGAGTTGGCGCATGGGGCTAGATGGTCAGAAGAGATTTACAAAGCCGGCGAGAAGCTTGGCTTCTCAGACAGGACCATTAAACGGGTACGCAGCGATTTAGGTATTAAGCCATTGCAAGTAGGGCGGAGATGGAAGATGGAACTACCTGGAGGTGAGAATGACCCTCGTGTTGATGATTAAGAATGATGGCACTGTGCGTCCGATGGTCAACGATGACGTACGAAGAAGGCATATCAAGTCGCTTGAGCCAATAGATGATGAAACAGCTTTCGGAACTTACGATTACATTTTCAGAACTTGGTCAATAGACAAAGTGTGCGTTCGCGCATTTCGGCAAGACAGGGGCTGGTGTAATCCGCAATGGGAATGACCCACACTACATATAGTGTGCTCTGGTTATCAACAACTACCGAAGATTTCTCTTGCATTCCTACTTGCGCAAGCGTAGAGTGATGGCATTGGAGGATTGAACATGACGCTGAACACAGCAAAGAAAGTGCAGCACACACCGGGGCCGTGGGAATACAACTGGAGTACGCGACCAAACAATGGACCTAAGCAGGGCTGGTTTGTCGAATCTTCCAATGCCAGTGATTACGTCGCCTACGGTGCAATAGCAGAATTACCAGACGGCAGGGATAACACAGAGGCCAACGCTCGCCTGATCGCCGTAGCACCGGAGTTATTGGCATTGCTGCTCGATATGCGCGAAGAACTTCGCCCTGGTACGACAGGTGGAAACGATTATCACGACGCGTGGGAAGTATTCGGCGGTCGTATCGAAGCTGCCATTCGCAAAGCGGAGGGGCAATGAGCCGCTACGAACGCGCAGTTCACCTAGAAGCCCCCTGGCATCTCTCCGGTATCCACGACATTCCGTGCGTGAAGTGTGGGAAGCTGACCGCAGGGCGAGTACAAAGAGTTCCATGCTGTTGGTCTTGTTATGATCAAAATCGAAGGGAGAACATCAATGCTTAGAGCATTTCACAACGATCCTAACATCAAGGGTAAGTATCTCGCCCGCGTTCGTGCTCACATCGCCGCCGATGAATTGATTCATGGTAAATACTGGGAGAATGGCAAGGGATGTGCGGTGGGCTGCACGATTCACGGATCAAATCACTCCGCATATGAAACAGAACTTAGTATACCGCGAGTACTGGCCAAGCTTGAGGATGGAATCTTTGAGGGAATGAGTAACGGCTTATCGAAAGTTTGGCCTGAGCAATTCTTGCTTTGCATACCAGTGGGAGCCGATCTCTCTGGTGTATGGCCGAGGTTCGCTGTATGGTTGCTCACGGATGATAAATTTGGCGTGATTCAATTCGCAAAGAGTGCGAAGTCTAAGAAAGCTATTCGAGATGTAAGCGATGCCTATAAGTCGATTGTGGATGGCAAAAGCGAAGATATCGATTGGCGTAAGCTAAGAAAAGCCGCCGCCGCCGCCGCCGACGCCTACTACGCCGCCGCCGCCGCCTCCGCCGCCGCCGACGCCGCCGCCTACTACGCCGACGCCGCCTACTACGCCGACGCCTACTACGCCGCCGCCGCCGCCGCCGCCGACGCCGCCTCCGCCGCCGCCTCCGCCGCCGCCTCCGCCGCCGCCGACGCCGGAAATAATTTTCGAGAAGCTCAGGGGAATAAACTTCTTGAACTTATGGCCGCTGCGCCAGTAACTCAATGACTAAGAACCCATACGCCGTTGAGCTTGCGAAGCTGAGAGCTGCATCGCTGACCAAGGAGCGACGCGTGGAGATTGCAAGAAGTGGTGGGAAGGCTAAGGCTGCGAAGAGAAAGGAGAAAAAGCGATGAGGTTCAAAGATGTATGGAGCTGCACACTCCAGGGGCAAGAAGCCTGGACGGAAGGCCATATAATCATCGTTGGGAAGCCGCCAGTTACACCGATTGGCGTAAAAGTGAAGATGGAGCAAATCCACAAGATGCTTCCAAATCATCCCCGTCCTACGAGCAGCTTTAAAAAGGTCTATCACGCCGGCCTTAATTGCATTCGCTTTGCGCCGAACTGCAAAATACAAGTGAAGTTTGTGCGAGCGATCAAGAAAGCTTATCCTAAAGCTGAGTTCTTTCTTGGCAATATCTTCTGGAATCACGATACGGAGCGCCTACTGATAGCCATGCAGGACAAGAAGATCGTGGCTATTGTGGCGCCAATCCAATGACTCTAACCGGCTTGCTCTGTACCTGTGGTCACGACCACAAGTACCATCGCAAAGAGGTTGATTCCCACAAGCGTACTACAGTACCATGTGTACACTTTGATCAGAGTTTCACCCAATGCAAGTGCAAGAACTACAAACAACAAGGAGATGAAATGAGCAAGAAGAATGGAACGAAGGCACGAGCACCAAAAACAAAGTCACATATGATTACACATTTTGAAGCTTCGGCCAAAGAAGTTAAGCTTCGCGATACACTGGCCGACGACAAGAATGATTCTCAACTGGCGATTATTTATCGCGCAGCCGCGAAGCATGGACCATGTTCTTTCGACACTATCTGGGAGAACATCTATCGCAGTTTCCAGAATTCCAAGGCTCCGCTCGAAAAGCGCAAGATCAATGTAGGCACTTACCTGCACCGGCTTGTTAAGGCAGGATTGCTCAAACGCAGCAAGGTCGAAGAGAAGGTTTCCGAAGCAGCGGCATGAAGGTTCTTTTATTCCAGGTGGACGGTAAGAGGACTCCAAATCTAGCTTTGATGCGGCTATCGGCTTGGCACAAAGCGAAGGGAGATGAGGTGGTGTTGCTTAGGTCTATTCAGGACTTGTGGTTTACGGAGGGCATAGACCGAGCCTATGCCTCTTCCATTTTCACGGCATCTAAAGCAAGACGCGAGGAGTTCGCAAAGCGGTTCCCTAATGCTATTACTGGTGGAGATGGATACAAGCCCATTTGGGATTTGCATATTATTGGCAAGGACATAGGTAGCAAGCTTTCAGAAGTAATCAAGGATACTGATCCGAACACAATCATTCCTGATTACTCTATTTACCCCTACTTCCAGGATTCCATTGGTTATTCTCAGCGCGGTTGTCGCCTCGACTGTGGTTTCTGTCGCATGAAAACCAGGGAAGGTGACCCGCGTAGCGTGAGCACCTTGCGCGAGATTTGGCGCGGCAAACCATATCCCAAGCATGTGTATTTGCTGGACAATGATTTCTTTGGTCAAAATGAATGGCATGCCCGTCTCGACGAGGCCGTTAATTGGAGCTTTAAAGTATGCTTTAATCAAGGAATCAACATACGTTTAATTAATGAAACACAGGCTCGTGTTCTGTCTCGCGTGTTCTATTGCGATGATCAATTCAAAGTTCGCCGTCTTTATACGGCATGGGACAACCTAGGCGATGAACGAGTATTCAAGGCTGGCGTTGAACTACTTAAGAGTGCCGGTATCCCGCCTCGACATCTCATGGTTTACATGCTTGTAGGTTTTCGAGCCAACGAAACGATGGAAGAGATTATGTATCGGTTCAATGAACTCAAGGCACTGGGTTGCCGACCATATCCAATGGTGTTCAACAAATACTTGGAGATTGATCCTGAAAGATTTTATGAGCTAAAGAAGTTTCAGGCTTGGGTGGTACGCCGATATTATGAATTTGTGCCCTGGAAAGAGTTTGGCGAATGGAGAGAGCCGACCAGTGGAATTGTGCAGGAAGACTTGGCATTATGACCGAATCTCAATTCTCCGCTAAGCTTCTCCGCGCCCTTCGCCAGAGGATGCCGAGCGCTGTGGTATGGAAGCTATCGGATCGGTTCGTAACCGGGATGCCGGATGCGGTAGTGATTTACGACGGCATAGCTAGTTGGTTTGAGTTTAAGGTTGGTGTGAATCAAGTAACAAAGATTCAGATCGAAACGCTAGCACGATTGAAGCGTGGCTATCTGTTGCGTTACATCAGTAAAGATAGTTGGGAGATAACCAAAGCAGTTAAGGGCAATCCAGGTTCGCCATTCTATTTCGGCTACGGACAAACAATGGATGAATTGATTTGGTGTCTGGAGAATATATGCAAACAACCGTAGCTGAACAGATCGACACTACGCACTTTCGTACTCCGCCCTTCGCTCATCAACTCGCCGGTATCAATGCGCTCCTTAAGCACAAGTATTTTGCCATCTTCGATGAACCTGGCGCTGGCAAATCCAAGCAGGTGATCGATGCTGCCTGCCTCCTGGCCGAGCGTGGCGAGATCGATACCGTGGTTGTGGTTTGCCCTGCGAGCGTGAGGAGCGTGTGGTGCGATGTGGAGATTGGGGAGATTAAGAAGCATAGCTGGCACGGTAATGCTGTGTACGAATTTCATTCAAAGCGCAAACAAATATGGTACGAGCAAAAACACGACAATCTACCAACGATGGCATGGATAATTACTAATTATGAATTTTTACGTAACGATAAGCACCTAACTAATTTATGTAAAAATTTCTTTGGTCCAAAGACGCTGCTCGTTCTCGACGAATCTTCATACATCAAGTCTCGTACAGCCGCTCAGACTAAAGCAGTCTTACGACTGCGGGCGCATTGTGCTCGCGTCGTGCTTCTGAACGGAACTCCTATCGTGAATAATCCGCTGGATCTGTTCAGCCAGATGAAGGTCTTAAGCCAAGACATTCTGGGCGAGAACTTCTGGCAGTTCCGCTCCCACTACTGCGATATGGTGCCAATGAAGTTTGGTGCCGGGCCGAGGTTCAGTAAGATCGTCAGCTATAAGAATCTCGATGAACTACAGCGTAAGATTGCACCGTACTGCTTGCGTCGCCTGAAGTCTGACTGCCTGGATCTTCCGCCAAAGTTGTATACGCAGCGTGAAGTGGCACTCACGCCCGAAAGCTGGAAGCGCTATCAGGAGCTGAAACGCGAAGCTGTGATTAGCTTAGGGAATGGCGATGTGAGACTGGAGCAGAATGCGGCGGTTAGGATTATGAGGTTGGCACAACTGACAAGCGGAATACTAGGCGGTTGCTTAACGGCCGAACCAGATGATCCTGTTCAATGTGATCTCAGCTCCGAAAAGCTCGACTGGTGTGTTCAGCACCTCAGGGAAGAGTGTACCGCCTCGCACGTCATCGTCTGGTGCCGATGGAGAAGGGAGCGGGAACGGCTTGTCGAAGCGCTGAAAGAAATCAATGTATATCAAATCTATGGAGGTCAATCGCAAAAGGAACGTGAATTGGCGATCAAGGTCTTTTCTGGTAACGAAAAATCAAATGTGAGAAATATTTTAATTGCACAACAAGCCAGTGGAGGTGTAGGCTTAAACTTAGTACGCGCAACAGAGGAATTGTTTTTATCTAATACATGGTCTTGGGGACAAAGAATTCAAGCCGAAGACCGAACGCACCGAAGTGGACAAAAGTCATCTGTACTAATAATGGATGTACTTGCTACTGGGCCTCGCGGAGAAAAAACAATTGATCATCAAATTGCAAAGGCTCTCAGAGAAAAAGAAGACCTCGCAACCTTCACCTGCGCACAATGGCGCGTGGCCCTCTCGGACACGTAAATATCATAGAAATTACATGCGCTTGTATATGCAGCGCATGCGAGAGAATCCTAAAGAGTATGCACTATGGAAAAGGAAACGCAATCGAGCAAGAAGGAAACGCTATCGTAACGATCCTGAATATAGAAAAGCTCATCTTATTGAAGTATTGAAGTGGAGAAAAAGTAATCCAGAAAGGTCTTTCGTCATAAGAAGATGGGAGAATGGAATCAAGATAACTTGGGAAGAATATCTGGAATTAAAGAAAGTACAAAAAAATCGTTGTGCCATATGTGGAAGAAAGAAATCTCCTGATAAAAGACACACAAGGCTTACTGTGGATCACAATCATAAAACAGGATTGCATCGCGGGCTACTTTGTTCTCAGTGCAATTTCGGCCTTGGCGCCTTTCAAGACAATGCGGAATTTCTTGAACGTGGTGCGAAGTATTTAAGGAGCTGGTCATGACTCACCTACCTCACCGTTTCTGGGTCTATTCGGTCACGCTTGTCATAATTGGCCTATCAGCTGGTTTGTTCATCGGTTTATGGTTGGGAAGCCTCTTTCGAGGATAAGCGTAAATTTCCACGAGTGCTGCATTTTTTACTTGACAACGCCGTAGCACGCCGTTAAAATGGCATCGTAATGAGCACACTAACTAACAAGAAGTGCCTGAATTGCGGTAAGAAGCTTGAACCGACCAACCCTAAGCGCATTGAAAAACACAAGAAGTTTTGCGATTCGAAGTGCAGATACGAACATTGGAACAAGATGAATCCTAGAGTGCGATTACAGGAGGCTACGAATGCTTGACTACTTCTGCATGAATTGTTACGCCAAAACCACACTCGACATCCACGGCCGCTGTGCTCGTTGTCAATCAGAAGCCACCGATATCGCCGTCCGTCCTCCAGCCACCTACGAAGGCATCTCCAGCGCCTATGGCTTGGACATCGATTCCTTCGATGAAATGATTGAACAGGAGATTATCCGTGGCTACTAACCGCGCCGCTCTCAAGGCTCAGCTTCCTCGCTTCGAGCAACCGCCAGACTATCAGGCCAAGGTCGAAGAGATGAAGAATCATTACCAAGCGCTCGACGCCTCCGGCCTAGCACGCGAGTTCAGCTTCATGCGCAAAATGAAGCGCGACCTGGAAGAACAGGTGCGCGATTACAACGTACATCTTGAGGCGTTAAGTCAGCTCCTGGTAGAGACGCTCGAAGCTTCACAGCAACAAAGCTTTAAGTTGCTGACCGGGGAAAGCGTTCACATTCATACTGAGACTTATCCATCGGTACAGGACAAGGTTTTACTAATGGCGTGGATACATAACTCGGGCCTCGAAGAACTGCTGAGTGTGAACTTCCGCGTTATGCAGAGCTTGGTACGTGAGAGATTGCAGCAGGGCCGTGAGTTACCTCCAGGCGTAGTAGCTTATCTTAAAACAAGTGCACGGCTCACGGGTGGCGGTAATGACGGACTTTGAGCTTGGGTGGGTTGTAGGCATCTTTGAGGGAGAAGGATATGCTGGCCCACGTAAACTTTCAGGACGTAGCGTTTGCCCCGTAATAGCTATTGGAATGACAGATGAAGATGTAATAAAGAAAGTTGCGAGCTTGATTGGCGCAACGGCTAAGGGACCTCTTAACCGTGGTCCAAAACGGAAATTGCTGTGGTTGGTGCGCGTATTTGGCGATAGGGCAATAGCGTTGGGAAATAAAATGTTGCCGCATTTAGGTGCAAGAAGAACAAAACAGGTGATGATAATGCTCGAAGCTGCAAAGTATAGATTGACACCAAGAGAAGCAGGATTAAGAGCTAGTGCTGTCCGTTGGGGAAAACGTAGTTCCGGGATGAAGAATATGTTTGCACAAGGAGAGTGAGATGGCGAAAGACAAACTGGCGATACAAGAAGAAACATCTATTGCTATACCAAACGCAGTACCAGATTATCTCAGTGCCGCTCCGACCGAGCCAATCAAAGGAGCTGAAAACATCGAGTCAGGAGATTATCTCTTCCCGCGTCTTGCAGTGGCCGGTAAGCAAACCCCGCAACGTGATGAGCATCACGAGCGATTCATTAAAGATCTTAACAATGGAGATTTTTTTAATTCGATTAGTAGCGAGAACTTTGGGCCGATTATCTACGTAGTCCCTCTTATAGAGGGGAAGACCAGAGCGAAATACAAGCCCTACGAGGAATCTGGACCTCCGTATTGCATCTCCGTTGACGGTAAGCAAGGTGAAGGCGATCCTGGCGGGCCATGCAAGACTTGCCCGCACAGACTCTTTATGCCTGGAGCTAATGGCAAGAACACTAAGCCAGCTTGTACTGAGTGCTTTAACTATGCTGTATTGGTCATGCCTGTAAATGGTGGTGTGCCGAGACCTGATTCTAACGGATTGACCATATGGAATCACCATCCACGGCTAGATACGTTCTCCGTGCTTCGTTTCAAGAGCACATCATATCCGCAAGGACAGGCTTGGAATTCGCTTTTGCGAATGAGGAATAGGGATTGGTTTTATCAAGTCTACAAAGTCAGCTCCTATGCCAAGAGCGACGGCAAAAACTCCTGGCATATCCCCGTCGTCGAGAATGCTGGCTGGCTATCGCAACAGGCAGCGGAGTTCAGTAGGCCATGTTACGAGCTTGCGCGAGACATCTTTACCAGCGGCAGGCTGCGCGTGGACGAAGACGACGCTCCTGAGCCAGGGAGCGAGGGGTGAGCGACTTGACTGACACCGTGAAGGCGCGACTGGTTAGCATCATCACCGAGCACTGGCCGATACTCGACTGCAACGAAGAGACGCGCCAGGACCGCACGACTTGTGCCTGCGCGCTTCACGGAGCCACGTGGCAGCCCACGGTCGAGCAGTCGATCAAGGAATGGGCGGAACACCTCGCCGAGCAGATCGAGCCAGCCATCCGCGATCTGATGGCGCAAGCGACCGCCGATGCACTGAAGCAGGCAGCGCGGCATGTTCCAGTTCGCGGCGTGAATTGCATTTATTGTCGTTGCGGATGGCGACCCGACCTAACCTTCGACTCAGGGGAATTTCCTGTTGAATGGCACGATCACATCCGCGCACTCGCGCCGGACATCGCTGCCAAGGCTAAAGAGCGGGATGAGCAAATTGGCCAGTCCGTTAACGAACTACTCAACGCGATTGACGATGCGGCAGACGGGCAAGAAGCATGGCTAGACTACGGTCCATACAGCTTAATTTTGCAGCGTGCGCGGTCTTTGCGCAAAGTAGCTGGATTGGAATGAAACACATCGTTGCGCTTTCGGGCGGTAAAGATTCAACGGCGATGGCCCTACGTCTAGCTGAAATAGAACCGCGAGAGTATGAGTTTGTGTTCACTCCAACAGGTGACGAACCTGTAACGATGCGAGCGCATTGGCTACGGTTGGGAGAGCTACTTGGCAAGCCACTCAAGCCTATAACGTGCGGCCAGAGCTTGAACAGTCTAATTCAGCTGCAACGAGCGCTTCCGAACTGGCGAATGCGTTGGTGTACCAGAATGCTGAAGATAGAGCCATTTGAAACTTACGTGCTCCAGAATCTGCCATGTACCGTTTACGTGGGCATTCGGGCCGATGAAGTAGATCGAGAGGCGGCTGTTTATGGCGATTTCAAAATCATTAGAGACTTCCCGTTGCAACGCTGGGAATGGGGAATCAATCGAGTCATCGCGTATCTTCGACAGCGCCAAGTTGTTATCCCTGAGCGTACCGATTGCGAGAAGTGTTTTTTCCAGACCCTCTATGAATGGTGGAGATTGTGGAAGGACAACCCTACTTCTTACGCAGAGGGCGAGGCGTGGGAATCTTTGACTGGTCATACCCTCCGCTCGGAACAACGAGACTCGCATCCTGCGGCCCTAAAAGAACTTCGCAAGGAATTTGAGGGAGGCTATGTGCCTAAGCCACGAAAGATGGCGGACAGAAAGGTGATGTGTGCCGTATGTGCGAGGTAGCTGCAGAGATTGCCAAGGAGATTTGCGACCGACGTGGACCCGAGACTGTAGCGGAACAGGTTGAGCGAGCGACACAGCTAATCGCCGCCCACGACGCCAAGATCAGGCGGGAAGCGTATCTGCGATGCGCGGATGCTATTGCGTCATACTCAGCATTCGGTCAAAGCGGCATAGCTTCAGAGTTCCGCAAGTGGTCCAACGAAGCAGACGGAGGGGCGGAGCTGTTAACTCCGCCTCATCCTAAAACGTGAACTTCAACCCCGATGTTACAGTGTGGATATTGGTTACCAGTATCCCACCAGTCGGGAAGAAGTTAGATCGGTCATAGTCGGCTTCGATCAGCAGCAACGTCACGTTAGGCGCTACCACGTAGTCAAGTCCAGCTCCAACGCCATAGGCAAACTTCGCCGCCCCGGTTGAATCTTTCACTGTACCGAGGTTCAGGTCCACGAACGGCATAAACTTTGTTGTATCGAAGTACTTGCTCGTCTTCCAGATTGCCGAGAGCGGTGGTCTGTAGCGCGGCCCTACTGTGGCGATAGTCACGCCCGATGGGTTAGCGAGCAGGAAGCCCTTAGCTTGTCCCCAGACACGTGGCGAGAACTGCTTTGAGAACGTGAGCAGTGTACCGTTATCGGTAGGACCTCCCACGGAGGCGTAACCCATACCAAGTTGATACTGACCGAGTGATGGCGTTTGGGCATGAACAGCAAGAGCAGAGAACATTACGAGTAGTGCTACAGCTACAGTTTTGATCATGTCTCCTCCATTTGTAGTTGACCACTTGAGAATCCTGGGAATAAGGATCGTCCCCTCACGTGCAAGGATGGCCGATCCTACAGCCCACAGAATGCCTTTGATTCCATGCCAGTTCTGGAAGTTGTTGTCAGCCGGATCGTGATAGATTTGAACGCCTGCAAGTAAAGCTGAGTTCACAGCGTTCTTAACTACCATGATCAGAAAGTTCCTGACGTTAAGTGGTACTGCTATCGGTCCCATCATTTCTCCTGTAAATTATCCGTGCAGGTAACTCCAGCTTCGCTTTCAGTTCCCGAAATGCGATGTCACTTTGCTCCAGTACATCTGTTAACCTATGCTGGCCTACGGCCGTACAGCCTAGAAGCTGCTTAGGATAATTGGCTGGATGAAGTTCAATGTTTGTGCGATTTGGGACTATTACCTGAGGAACGTAAGTATTGAACTCACCAGACGGATACCACACGAGATCGTACTCGCCTTCTGGAATCAGGTACAAAGTATTCTCCATCGTGTAGCACTGGAACTGACCGTCGATATCGAGCATGCCCTCGACGGCAACATCATCGAACCACGAACGTGTAATCGTAACGATCAATGAATACTCGCCTGCCCGCCGATCTTGGATGTGCCGTTGATTATGCTTCCACCGCCATTTAATAGGGTTGGTAGTGCCATAATAAAAATATCATTTCTGCAATTTGTGTTGAGCGTGCAAGTATTGGATACCCCACTCGTGTTTCCGAGCATTCCATCCCAATCACTCGTCCACAAGAACCATTTACCATCAGCAGACACCGATCCAATCGCATTGCAGGACTCGAAACTTGGAGTGCAGCTATGTGTTGAATATGTATGAGCAAATCGCCACACCCTCCCAGTTCCGTCCATCGCATGACATTGGACTTCGTTGTCGTAAGCTCCAGAAACAGAGAATTGCCCATTGAATATCGTCGTGCAGAATGGATTTGTATCGGTCGGATTATCGGTGGGCCACGATGGATGTTGATCCCAAAGCGGTGTCGTGTAATTCGGGATGCTATTAGGATTGATGATCGTAGAGGAGTTTGGGGTGTTTTCTCTTCGTGAGTACCACGTAGCTTGAAAATGGCCACCGCCAGCATCGCACTCATTGACGGTAAAATTATAGCCAGTATTGGTATGCCCACATCCGGTAGTCGGGTCATTTAGTTGATAAACACTCAAATCCGCTACGTGCCAAATTTCCGTACCGGGGGCTACGTAGCAATTCGCTACGCAATTATTGAAAGTGATGAATGCCCAATCGCCACCCTTGCTCATTTCCAAGTAGTGCATCTGAAATCGGTCGGTTACTGCAATTGTTCCAGTTGTGCCCCAAGCTCCAGTAACAGCCCCTGTTCTGGTATTCCAGAGACGGCATCCATTTGTGCGATTCCAAATAATTGCATAAACGTCTCCCACGGAGTCTTGTATCGAGGTCGAACTGATATTGATCCCAAATGTTTGATCGTCTTTGCTCACGAACAAATCACCAGAAGTGGGCACGCCAAGACCTACCAAATCAGGAGCACATGTCGTCAAATCAACGACCTGAACGCCAGTGGGGGCAACGGAAGTGCTAGTAAAATCGTAAGAATAAATCGCGGCGTTGTTGCTTCCATTCACTGCTATTCCGTATGCAACGTAAGGGGTTATATAGCTGAATGTCAGACCACTCGGATACGGAGTTGTGAGCGTGTAGGCCGCACCGTAGAGTTTGGTAGCCGTATTGGTGTTGGGATTCCATTGCATCGGAATCACGTCGTTTCCACCCGTATAGACCACAAATCGCGTGTCTGTCGTATCGAACGGGTTAGGATAAGCTCCTCCCGAATAGCTCCACCCATAAATTTTGGTTGTGGACATCGTGGAATTATCAGTCACACGCGTAATTGGCAGATTGAAATCGGTCGGAGTCAGGGTGTAGTTGGCCCCCGTTAATGATCCCCCACCTGTGCAACTCGAATTTGGACAGGGGATTGTTCCTGGATAAGGGATAACTGAAGTGCTGGTGTTCCCGCCGCTGTAGGAAATAGTTTGAGAGTTGGCCAAGGCATAACACCACAATAGAGCTAAGAATATAGAAATGCCTCTATACGATCTCAATTGATTATCTCCACAGTCATCTGTCTATCTGTCATCACATCTGAAGCGTTACTTATCGAGAAGGCCACGGTACTCTGAATGAATATTTGGGCGGTGATATCAAGATCGGATGGGGAACCTGCGAGCGTAGTAATGTTTTGATCTGGAAAATTAAGGGCCGCCGAAACACTCGTAGCTGCAAGGTCGATAATCATATTTCCACTAGCTTCAAACCTGGACGCAACACCTGCTGTCTGGGTCGTGGCTGTAAGGTCTACGATGATCGGATTATTCGTAATCGTCCCTACCTGCGCCGTAGAAAGTAAAGTGGCAAGAGTAGTCACATTACCGCTACCACATCCCGATACTGAACATAACTTAATTTTGCGAGTTATGGCTGCAAGGTTTCCAGCCGCTGTTGTATAAACGCTCTTTACGTGAATTCGAATAGTTCTTCCTGCAAGATTCAGAGACTTCGCGGTGATCGAGCAGGCCATACCATTTTGATCGGTAGTAACGTTACCACCGGAAGTCGTCACTGGTGTCACATTGGCACAAAGGCTTGTTTCTAGCGTACCACTAGAATCAGTCAAGTTGTGCGTTCGTGCTGCCGTTTCATTTGCAGTAACAGTATCTCCGAAATTATTGTTATCTAGCTTTATCGTTGCCCCGCCTATTGACTCGACCCCCACTCCGTCTATCAGAAAAGCAGAAGCATTCACATGCACATTCCCGTTGGGCTGGATATAGAACTGCTTTGTTCCGCAGGACCCCGCTGAGTTCGTGCAAACGTCAAACACGTCCGACGCTGGAGCGCCAGCCGTAGTCTGCAAGACGGTAAGCCCTACCACATCTACGGTTGGGGCTATGGTGTTCGCGGCGGTTGTACCAGGGACAAGAACAACTCCAGCGGCACCACCGCATGCCACAAACGATGGCGTCAGTATATTTGCGGCATTGGCATAGCTTAGACAACCAGTCCCAGCAGCCGTTGGTAAGAGCATTGTGTAATTAGTGATCGCTCCCGATGGGCAGCTAATCTGCGCCGCTCCTGCTACCAGTGTCGGCAAAGTCCCGTTACCGTTGCTGCACTGGAAATATCCCGCCCCTGCTCCGTTGGTCTGAAACGAGTTCCCGGTCACGTTGCCCAGCACATCCACACTGAACAGCGTAGCGTTCTTGGCCGCGTTCATGAAGTTCAGGAAGGTGCCGGTGGGAGTGGTGTCAGTGAAGCGGGCACCATTCAAAGTGTCGGCACCATTGGCATTTTGCTGTAAAAATAAGAGAGGATTAGTTCCACCTGTAACGCCGGCAGGTAAACTACCGCCACCACCACTTCCTGCCACAGTTCCAGTTATCGTAGTAATCGCTACCGTAACAACACCAGACGTAAACGCCGATATCCTCGCTCTTACAGCAACCAATCCAACAGGAACAAACGTAAACGTCGTATTCGTCGTTGACGATGGCGTGCTAAGGCTTACATAGCTAGCATCGTTAGTGGTACTGACGCTCGTTCCCTCAAACTGCACGGTTGCTGACCACGTTCCTGAGAGCGTGATCCCAACGCTAATCGTATTAGCAGGGAGCTGCACAACTAAGCACCACGGCGAAGCTTGTGGTGGAGTTGCGAAGCAAGTAGCGCCAGAGCCGTTGATATTCAGCGTCGTCGTATATTGAGCATGAAGAGAACAGGCGCAAAGCATCAGTGCGCAAAGAAGTAAGATTCGTTTCATTATGGCACCATGATTGGTGATACCTGAGTCGGTATTACGTTTCCTGTTTCTTGAAATGCAGTAGCAAAAGCTATCAGCGTACCGCTCGATGCTGTCCACGTTGCCGGAGCAGCACGAGAGCCAGAAGTCAAGCCTGTAGCGAATCCATCACCAAAGTTAGAAGTACCTTCGTATGTAAATCCTGCTCCAGTCGACCCGTTTACCGATCCACTGGATGCTGATAAGCAAGTTATGAAATTAGCATTCCCGGATAAAGTTAACGAAACCCCGACACATGAAGTACAACTACCATCGTTTACGCCACCACTTGGAAAGGCACCTGAATCAAGAGCTATATTCGTAAGCGTGCGCGTCGCTTCCCACACGATAACGTCTACGGTCGACGATATCGAAGTGATTGGCTGGCTGAAAGAAGTTACCCCACTAACTGAATTTAGGCAGTAATATAAATCTGTTTGATCCCCGCCCAATCCAGCCGGGGCGCCAAGAGCATGAACCCACGACACATTACAAGCACCAGCTGGTGGTGCGCCAAGAGTAGTCCCCGTCGTTTGCGCGAGCAAACCAACAACTAGAAGATGATTCGCTCCGGTAGATGATAACGTTACGACACAAGGACTTACTGTACAGCCAGCGGCGATATGAGCAACCTGGGTCTTGGTCCAGGCGTGGGCCGAAGTACAGATGAATAGCAATATGGTTCCAGTTACAGCGATGAGTCGTTTCATCTGACCACTCGCCAATTAAGCGTAATAGCTCCGGGCGTGATACCAGCAGATGTATTATTACAAACCTTGAAGTTCACATTGTTCGCCGTCGGATACTTGATGATCGTAAGCATCCCATTCGCGCTCGGTTGATAGCCTACAACTCCGGTGGGGTCGGCGTTAAAGTCAGCCATGATGTTATCTGTTGTTCCTGCTCCTGTTGCGGTAACCGTCACTGCTGCGGCACATGCACCTGAGGCGATTAGCGAAGTCCCGAGAGCCGCTGTCCCGTTCGCTACGGTTATGGTACATGTAGCGCAGCCAATCGTTCCTGTAACTGTAATCGGTCCTCCAGTAATCGGTCCAGTAGTAGCGACGTTCGTTACAGTTCCTGAGCCACCGCCGCCACTTGAAATACCGCTGATTATAAATAGCTGCCCTACGATTCCAGGTGCTGTCTGGGAGTACAGATACCCGGTTGTAGTCGTAGTGATCCAGAACTGGAAGTTACCGTTCGCGTCGATACAGCCATTGACCAGCGTTCCTACACATAGCGCAAGAGGATTGGCAACTGGAACGGTTAGCGCAGAGTCTTTATAAACGACTACCAAAGGTGAGCACGGAAGTCCGCCGCCAAGTGATGAGCAGACGGTTATCACGGCATTCGGGACAGCCTGAAGCACGGACGTGATCCCAGGGACTTGGCTGACGGGCGTATTAACAATGGCCTGACCGGAGATAGAAACACCTTGAGCGAAGACACGAGGAGCGAAACAAAGTACTAGCGCAAGTATGCTTAGATAGCGTATGATCTTAGACATGAGAATACTCATCGTACTCCTAATGTCGCTGCTTGGCGGATGTGGTCCTGCGATAAGATACAATCCGCGAAGTGTGCCAGAAGCTCCATTTGACTGTGATGCCCTACCTGGAAGATTATGTCCACAGCCGTATCCTCCAATTCACTTTCCGAGTAGGCGTTAACGTACGACTCTCCAATTGATTGTCTGTGCGGCAGGTGTTTGATTGCCACCTGCTGTATTACACCATTGAAAATTGACATTGTTGGTAGTTGGGTAAAAATTTACGACTAAGCCAAAGACTATATTTGTACTGAAACTTGCATTAGGAGACCAGATTATGGCATCTGTAGTTGCTACACCTGTAGCCGATACTGTTACGAGAGATCCACAAAAGCCACTGTTAATTAAGGCAGTGGTCATTGTAGCGGTGCCACTAGCAACTGTTACGGAAGCGTTTAGTGCATTGATTGTTGGCGTGCCAGTTAAAGCTGGACTTACCGCCAGTACTACCGCCCCACTCCCCGTCACTCCATTACTCAGATTCGCCGCGCTAGGTTGCGCACAGGTACTCGGCGCCGTTGTACTTAACCCATTCACGAACTGATTCGCAGCACATGTCCCGATCAGAGCGAAGTTAGCAAGCCCTGCCGGGCCACCAGACTCTACGAACACCCACTTGTTCGCCGTCGAGTCGTAACAGAACTGCCCCGGAGCTGAAGGGACACATCCAGCCGAGACAGCAGCCTTGAACGAAGTCGCTCCGCTAAAGTCCCAACTGTTGCCTGTAGCGATGAACGCTCCGGCGTTGTTGTTCGTACCAGGAAGTAGCGCAGACCAATTAGCAGAAGCTCCAGAAGATCCACCGCCTATACCAACGATCCCGTCTACGATGTATTGCTGAACGAAGTTCGCATCAGCTACGGTGAACCGATAGACCTGACCGGCGATCAGCCAAATTGAGACGAAGCCTCCGGCATCGCAGGTCACCGGGTTTTGATTCTGTACAGTACCTGTATTGTCTGTATACGTAGCAAGCGGGGTCGAAGTACCGGAGATAGAAGTAGTAATCTTACAACCCTGAAGAGGTTGCCCATTAGCATAGAAGAATTGAAGCTTCGGAGCTGGCGCAAGGGTGACTGTCACCTGAGCATGCGCCGTCGAACGAATGAAAAGAATACCGAGAGCGTAGATCGAGATGATGGCTAGAGTTAAGAGAGTGAGTTTCTTCATTTATCGGCCCTTCATCATGTCGTAAAGTGTCTTAGCTCCAGCTATTGTTCCACCAGCACCTAACCCAGTATTTCGCACAATTGGATTCTTCATCAGCTCCAACATTTGATCGAATTTAGTCGGTCCAGTTCTGGTGAGCTGCTGATTGCGTAAATCATCCAAGCCTTCCATGATCTGCTGAAGCTGGCTGTAAGCTAAGTTCGTAGGCTTCATCTCGGGAGCGGCTGTATTCAGTGCTCGTGTCACAGCTCCATAAACAGGATTCCTGAACTTTGGCGGAAGCCCTTGCCACAAGGCGCGTTTCAAGGCAACAGCATCGGAAGGAGTCAGGCTCCTCCAGTCTGCATCTTCACCTAACGTTTGCTTGAAAATATTCACAGTGCGCGCTAACGCCTGAGACCCTTGTGGGTCGAGCATGTCATCGATAGCCTGAGCTATTGGTTTGCCAACGTCGAGTGTGACGCCTCTTTTTGTAGCGGCCGCGGCCTGAGTATCGACTGCTTGACCAGCTTTCTGCCAAGCTGGATTTACTTTAGCAACCTTAGCTTCGGCGGTAAGACCTTGGAGGTCTTGAGGCTTTATACCAGCATCGATCAATCCTTCAGCCGGTGTTCCGTAAACAGAATCTGGATGTACAGAACCAATACGAATATTAAGATCGTTTGGCTTGATTCCAGTAAGCTCATGTAACTGCGCGATGGTATTCGTTCGCGGAGTAGGTGTATATCCTCCAGGACTATCGGCAAAGTAGCTGGCGAACTTGTTCGCTCCGACTGCACGTAATAGCTTGGCTGTACCAGCTCCTAAGCTGCTGAGAAGCGTCGATCCTGGCATACCCATAGGAGACTCGCCGCCCATACCTGCCATCGCTACGTTAGCTAATGAGCTAGCTTCAGGGATGCCCTCGCTTAATGGATAATTACTGCGCCCAGGCATTTGACCTAAACCAGGATTCTGCTCCACGGTAGCTGGCGCTTTTCCGGGATTCAATTGCTTATAAATAGCCGCAGATACCTGATCGTCCGTCATCGTTCCAGGGAACGATACGGTTCCAAGGTTCGGAACTTCTATCACTTTATCTGCGACTTCATTGGGCATTGGTGACAGCCTCAATTTGTCCGGTAGTCGGATTAAAGCGATGCGTTATATGCTGCTTCACTGGTTGAGCTGGTGCCGCAGCAGCAGACGGAGCGGCAGACTCACCGCCATATCTGCTCTGCACATACCCAACATTGCGCTCATGCGTAGTATTCGCAGCCTTATCCTCGGCATCTAGAATCTTCTGCATTTCGGCGTTAGTAGCTGGAGGCATCTGTCCCTTAAATCCTTTATCAACCCACGCACTCCACTTGCGTCCGTAATCTCCGAGACTTCCTGCAAGGTTCTGATACTCGGTCTGATTCATTCGCTTGACGCCGCCCTCGACTATTTCATGTTCAGCAAAACGCGTCTGAGCTGCCGATGTAGCGACTTCATTCCCACCTTTACTCATATCAAGAAGGCCACGAATACCAGAAGTTTGATCCAGAGCCGCTCCAAGTTTTTCATCTTCAGTGACAAGCTTCCCGGCAACGAGGTTCCTCATGCCAATATCCTTCATTGCTTCAGCTTGTTTACGAGCGTCAGCAGAACGCTGAAAGGATTCATTTGCAGCGTCAGCACGATCCTGAATCTTTTTGAGATCAGACACAGTTGGTGCTGCGGCTAATTCCTTAGCGAATGCCTGCACCATAACTGGCGGAATAGCCCCACCAGCATCAGTCCCATAAGTGTGAACTGTACTTTGCGCGTTTAGTATCTGTTCAGGTTTGGGAGCTGTTGCCTCGACTGCCTTAGCCTTTTCTTGTGCTGCCTCATCGATAGCCTTATGAATCTCAAGGCCGTTAGATATCTTGATCAAATCGCCAACGGTAGCTGCACCTTGTAAATGCGGGATTATATCTGGAGGATAATTCTGCTGGTTAGCCATCACCTTCTGTACGAAAGCTGGCACAGATGCATCGTCAGATACGGAAGCAACGTCCTTGGTCCAATTCGCAACCTGCTTGTCATGATTCTCTAGTGCTGCTTTCTCAGCATCAGTTTTGGTCTTGTGAAGATTCGCTAGCTTCTCTTCGTGTGCCGTAAACTGATCGGACATCTCTGCTGCACCGCCAGGGCCCATTAGAGGCAAGCCTTGAGACGCCATATATTGCGCAATAGGATGAAGTCCAAGAGGGTTTGCGCCTTCAGTTGGTTCAGCTCCAGATGCGGCACTAAGCTTCTTACCAAAGTCAGGATCGCTAAGAATAGCCTGAGTCTTCGTCATATTCTCAAGCTGTAATCGCTGCTGTTCGTTCTTGAGCCGTAGCTCTTCGGCTTGCTGCTGCTGAATAGGGACTTGTGCTTGCAGTCCAGCAGTCTGCGCCTGTACCTGCTGTCGCTCGACCGGCGCTAACTGATTCGCACGCATCATCGCTGCCACGTTCGTAGCGGCAGGGATAGCTGTGCCAGGGGCGTTATACGCCTCTATCAGTGAACCTAAGCTAGGACCATAGCCCACGTTATCCTGCTCCCATCATATTCGCTACGGTCATAGGATTCGGGATGATTCTTCCGTTCGCGTTAGGTACGAACATCTCCGGGCCTTGCTCACCAACTAGAATCTTCTTACCCTTTCGCACACGACCACCAGCAGCGAAGCTCCCGCTCATGGGTGCTGTAGGATTAGGACCAAAACCGCCAGATGCAGTAGTCCAGCTACCTTGATTAGGCATTGGTGTTGCTGTAGTCGAGGAGCTTTGTGGAAAGCCAGCAGATAACGCTCCGCCAAGCCCGCCCATCGCTCCACTGATGCTGCTTCCAAGCAGGCCAGTCCCTACGGCTCTAGCTCCACCAGCCGCCGCCGTATAACCAGCTTGCCCTTGTGCTGCGGCTAAGCCTTGCTGCCCGTAAGTAGCAGCCTCGTTAGCGCCAAGCCCTGCGCTAGCTTCAGATGCTTGTAAGCCCGTTTGTCCTATCCCCATCAAGCGCGAATACAGATTGTTCTGGTTATTCAGGAACTGCTGATACTGCTGCTGATATTGCTGCATCGCACGATTGTAAACGTTACCGTACTCGTTAGATGCATAACCCTGCCCGTACTCCTGAAGCTGCTTACCTGTGCCGGTGCTAAGTAATCCACCACGAGCGGCGGCTGAGTTCTCTAAGGCTTGCTGCCCTTGCTGAAGTCTAAATTTATATCCAGGATCGTTAGCCTCTGTGACATCTGTTGGTGCTTGGAACTTATCTGTCCACGACGCCAGTGGCCCTTGTCCCTGAGCACCTTCCTGCATTAGAGAGCCTAACGTCGAGAACGCCGGGCTACCAGCCGCAACGTAAGGAGCTAACTCAGACTGACCTACTGCTAACTGCTTCTGTGTGTTAGCTTGCGCATTCGCGCCGGCACTAGCTTCGATAGCAGCGGCATTCTCATCGGCGGCGGAAATCTTCCTAGCTCCTGAGTTACCAAACAAGCCGCCGAGTAAGCTTCCTAGACCGGCTATGCCTGCGCCTATGAGTGCCGTAGCCATCTAAGCAGCCTCGTAAAAACCGCTTACAACAAGCGTCTCACCAGACGCACCAGGATAAGTAGAATCGTAATTGAAAATCGCCACGTTAGAAGAGTTACCTACAATATCGCCAGCCAGTTCCTTACCGGAAATTGCTACTGCGCGTCCTACTATAATGTAACGAAACGCAGCAGCTTTAAATGGCAATGCGGCAAGAACCCAACCAGATGCTGTTCCATTCGTAGTAATCGTAACCACTATTTGAATGAAAATAAGCTTACCAATTTGTTTATATCGACCAGTTGATGAAACAGTTGTGAATACGCCAGCCTGTGCTACGACAACAGGAACGTAAGCTACCAATGTCGTAATTATTCCCGATCCGGCAACGCCAGAAGTACCGAAGATAATGTCATGCAACAGCTGAAAGAATCTTATCCACGGCCACGAGACTCCAGACGCAGATTTATTATCTACGAATGGCGATTCTGTAGGTACGCGATTTGTTAATACCGCAACAGCCACGCTAAACTCCCATTGCCCGATAGATCGACTTTAGGCTTTGCTGCTTCTTCAATGTCGGCGAAGTCCTAATATAAGCGTCTACAAACCGCCAACTAACTGCATCCGTACAAGTAACTTCGTACACGCGATCACGACTCTTACCCATACGCCTTTGGATAGCTCGTCGCTTGTATTGCCCGATCAGTCCACAGGGTAAGGCATGATAATTTCCCCAAGTATGACCACCATCATCGCTCCAGCGTAAGAAGATTAGCGGCTCACGAGAATTCCCCTGAGCATCGAGAATGTTCTGCCCGATTCCAGTCTCGACATCTATTTGTAGGCGCTTATGAAATTCGTATTCCTCTTCCGTGGAGATATTCGGAGCACGACGCATCCTGCGTATCGGATAACCATTATCGTCAAAGTAAGCCTGTGACATATCGTAAATATTTCCGGTCAGTCGCCCGCCTACGAGATGCTTTCCGAAGTTGTATGTGTGGCAACGGCCTAGATGAGCAACATATGTCGCGGCAGGATGAGCCGGATCGAAATCGGCTACAGGGTTCGATCCTGGTATTACGGCATTCCAGAACAGGCGCTTATGCCACTGTGAAGTCGTAAGATCGTAAACCCATGTGATGTTACCAGCCGGAAACAAAGTCACGTAGAACGAGTGCCCAGCATCCTGTTCGACCCAGCTAATGGCATCGGAAAGCGGCGCAGCAAGTCCCGTAGATGGTAATCCACGAAGAGATAATTCCACAGCATGGTTACTGATTCGCGTCGGTGTATACCCAGATAATCGATAGAAGATTCCCGCTCCACGTTCATCACCACTCAGGAAGAAGATGCTGTTATTCATCTTCTGAATACTGTCTCTCGCTATCGTGCCTTCCTCGACAAGGGAACCTTCTACGGGGTTGAACGGAAACGTATCTCCGGTATCCTGATAGAACACCGTCTGCTTAGGACCAAAGAACGCTAGAAGCTTCTGATTCTCGATCATTCCTACCACGTTATCTGTAAAGACAAGAATCTTTGCTGCACCAGCACCATCGACTAAAGTCCAATCCGTAGCGTCGAGCAAGGCAGAGATAGCGAATTGATCTGTATTCGCAATCAGCGCTATGAACCTGCCGTCGAGATACTCGACGCGGCTGATTAAGGCGCCAGCACTCGTAATCGCTACAATACTGGCCGTTACGTCAGTCAATCCAGCTGGTGGAACGGCAGTGAGATCCAAAACGTAAGTATGACCACCACTAGAGAAAAATAACTGCCACTTACCTCCTGCGCCACCAGCAGCGCCGTTAGGACCAGAAACAAAATAAACAGGAAGCGTATCGTCAACAATCGCCGTCGTAAATTGAACGAACGAACCATCGGATTTTATCTCGTAGAGCGCAGTACCTGCTGCCGCGAACGTCCTGCCTGGGAACGTAGCTCCAAATGTACTGAAGCAGCTAAACAGGCCGCGTACAGAGTTGCGTCCTGGAAGTGTAGAGAATTGCTTAAGCCCCGGCGTTGGCTCTAGGATCATCTTTGACTTACCGGAAGCTTCCATCATCGCAGTGAAAAGGCAAATTGTCTCTTCCGCGTCAGCGTTTGGCGTTAAGGACTGGTACGATGGGCCGATAAAGTCGAAACGCGCCAATTAACGTCTCCCAGGACCTGCCGGGATGTCCGCATAGAAATTGTAAAAACCGCGCTTCCCGCTTATGTAGTTCAGATCCGCCGTTGATAGCTCTGCTACTCTCGTATTGAACGCCTTAATCGTATCCACACTTTGATCGGCCATCATCTTAATGAAAGGAAGCCGTTCAGCTTCTCCGGGAAACTCAATCCCGCATCGCCATGCCAGGTTGTACTTGATCGCTTCGGCGTAGGCCGGAGGAAAGGTGAACTGCGTATCGAGATTCGGAAAGTACGTTAACGCAATCCACGGATAAATGACCAGCTGAAGTGTAGTATTCGGTAGTGGCCAGTAGTTCAGCAGTCTAAGCGGGAAGCCATCGTCATCCCACACGCCAAGAGATAACGCCGCCGGTACATTCTTTATCGGGATATGCTGCCACTCTTGAAGTGTTAAATCCTTGATTACTAGCTCAAGTGGCAACTGAGGATTCGCCGCAGTAATGATGCTGTACTTCTCGATGCGTGGCGGTCGGGGAATATTGACATCGCCACCAAGACCGACGGAATACGTCTGCTTCCCAGTAGTCATAGGGAAAGTCAAGCGCTGAATGGTAAAGATCATCAAGCGTTGAGCGTTCCATACGTCCATCATCTGGTTGAGAATGCGCAGACCGGCTTGCCCATCCTCAGCTGATACAGGTTCGCCAGCCGACTGAGAGCCGCACGCCACCAATGCATCGGTAATGATGTCCAGGCCTGCTTGAGTCAAGCCCGGTATTGAGATCGGCGGCGTAGATGGTGAGCTAATGGCCATTTATTGCACCACTTCTGTTAGAGCAGCCACTGGGTTTGGGCTTGTCACAAGTTCTCGATATACGTTGTAGGCTAATGCCGCACCATGATTAGGATCAACGGCTGAAGCCGTCCAACTCAGCGCAACTGAATGCGCTACTGCCGTATTGGGAATAACCGCAGTAACCACATTACTAGGACCGCTCTCACCAGCGGCATTGGTAGCAGTTACTACATAATTGAACACCTGCCCAGAAGTCACGGCGGTGTCAATTTGAGATGTGCCGTTCGTTGATGCCAGCTTGATATAGCCAGTAGGCGCCTGTGCAAATCCAACGACACAATAGACCAGCAAAACCGTGAACAGACTCCAGCCATTGAACCAGCGTCTCATGTTCGCTTCTCGTTCTTCTTGTGACGATATGTCATATGGCTAAGAATCCCGCGTTGTGCACGAAACTCAGCAGAGCGATGTGGAGATTCATCCTCATGATAGATATGAGTCCATTGGCATAGCTCGCACTTCACTTCAACCGATTTAAGCTGACTTTGGGACATTGATCTCGCTTTCTGGTTTACAGTCTGGAGACAAGTACCATCCTCTTCCTGCTGCTTTGAGTTCATTTTCATCGTTAACGATCTTCTGAATCGGGCTATTGACCCACAGTTTGTAATCCTCGAACGTCTTCGGGTGATTCTTCGTTTTCCAAGCTTCGCGCTCTGCTGCTTGGATCTGAAGAATTAGCGTGCGCTTGAGAAGTCGTAAGGCTGTACCATCAGGTACTGTTGAAGGGAGTGCGAGCTGTCTAAAGTCGATGTCCACTTGGATGGCAAGCAACTTGTCTAAGAATACGTCCCAGGACTTCTGCTTGTCCTTGGTATCCGAGATCACATTATCGAGCGCCTTTGACACAAGCACTGAGTCTATCTGTCGAAGCTGATAGACCATCCTTGGGTATTCCTGATAGATGTAGCGCACAGGAATATACTGCTTCCCCTTGTGCGGATACCGAGGATGCTCGGCAAAGATATGATTCACTTGCGCTTCGGGAATGGCTGGCCGCGTTCGCTGAAAGCGATCCATACCATCGTGATAGTTCAGACTCTCGGCAAGCGAATCTTCAAGCAAGGCTTGGCGCATCATCTCAGTCATTGGCTGTGACGGCATTCGAATCCTCCTTAAAGTTGGCAGCTGATAACGCTCAACTGCCGAAGCGTGTGATGGTCTAGCTAACTCTATTTGGCATCCACTTCAATGTTGTTGGGTTCCAGCAGAACGTAACTGGAATTGTAATGACTGTAGTTGTTCCAGCGACCGAGATATTTCCGGCTGCTGTCCATGTAAATACGCCAGTGGGGATAACGTAGAAGCAACCGCCACCGAAGGCGGTTCCGTTAAAACCAATTGCACCACCGGCATTCATCGTAAAGCCCGTAATGGCGTTTGTTCCAGATATCTCGAAGACAGGCCCGCCAATAGGTGTACTTCCAGCTACCGATGCGATTACCGATACGGCGATCCCATCTACGAACGACGCATTGTTCCAACCAGGAACCCACGTGTTAGTAATCGAGGAGCATAGCCACTGGCGACCAGTAACGTAGTTCAAGTACGGCGTACTCTGAATGGTTAGAGGATTACAAGCAGAGTAAGACGACGTTACCGGGGGAATGGCTAAGCCGCCAGGATCTGACGAATAAAACTGAAATGGAGCACCAATCAGCACCATCGTTCCAGATACGTGAGGCATTGCCGTTGTGCTCTGATACCCACGCTGTACAGGAACAGTCAGTAGCGCCGTGTTAGGAGTTCCAGTTACCGCCATCAGCTCGTTGTCGATATAGATGAGCGTCTGTGGCGTACCCTGGATCGGACCAACCACACCAGTCAAACTGGCAAGCGTAATCGTTGTCTGATAAGCGGTGTTAATGCCAGAAGATATGGTATTCCCGGCACCAACGGCCGCTCCCAGCGTCGTCTCGATTAACGGGCAGACTGGGATGGTCGCCGTTAACGTGGTTTGACAAACAGCTCCTTGGCCCTGGGCGTAAGCGCCGCTAGCACAAAGCAAAAGGAGCGGAAGTGTAAGTAACAGTTTTTTGATGTTCATTGTCATCTCCTTTAGCTCGCCACTCGGCAGGCCAATTGGGGATATTTCGTGCCCCATCCATATAGGATGTCAGCCCTTAACGGCGCTCTATCCAAGTTGATGTCATACATCCTGATAATCCGGATGCTGACACCAAGCTCTCTTGACGCTGCCCTGTCGCCCATGTCCAACCCACCGTAGAGCGGAAGATCGGCACAAGCAAACGCGAACGCATCGGGATGAAACGCTAAGCCGCGAGGACTCGATGTGCTGGCCGCTCCCTGAATGGTTACGGCTCCGCCGTTAGTTGGCGAAGCTGTAGCATTCTGGAACTGGCCAGCAATGATGATCCCATTACCGTCAGGACCGGCAATCGGGATGTTGATCGTACCGGCTGCGTTTACCACGTTAGCTGTTACAACCCACTGAGCTAGCGAACCAGTCGATTGGCGACTCTGAGGATTGACGGCAAATGTCCCGGCGAAGGTAACGATGTCCCCGATGTTCAAACCGCCTACACCGGTCCAGCCATTCGTGATAATTAATGCGCCAACTTGGTTTGCACCGTTAACCACAGGTACGCCGGCAAATGCGCCAACGGTCTGTGTTGCTACGTTCTGATCTACCGCGAAGTCAAGACCAAAGGAAGTACCCATTTCACCTTTGGCGTATTGCTCAGCAATAAGATCAGACTTTTGGAACAAACCCTTAAGTGCATCGACCAGGTTTGTATTCATGGCCGGTGAGTAAGCCACGAAGCGCTGCCCATCACGAGGTACTGCCATCTCATCGAGCCTCTGTGCAGCCTGAAGATATGGCAGGTCGCCAGCTGGAATAGTTCCCGGAGTGCCAACCTCGTTGAAGATATTGAGGTACTGAAGCAAACCATCCGAATCAATACGATTCGAGATGTTTGCTATGTTAGGCCGCAAGAACCTGTCCGAGAAGTCGTCAATAAACAAGCCCAGTTCTTGGCTGGTAAAAGCCATGTCAACGTGGACTTGAGAATTGAGAACCAACGGAACGAATGTTTCTACGGCGTCCTGAAGTGCAAGAGCCTGCCCTACTACAGCGATCGGGCGGATCGGCTTACGCAGATTTAAGCTCATGCCAATCTTGGCTCCGTCCACGCCAAAATGGGCATCGTACTCTCTTTTAATTCGTTTCGTGAAGGAGGTCTCGTTCACCAGTACGATGAAGAGTCTCCTTCGTGATCATTCCAATAGTCAATAACTGATTGGCCATTAGTATCTCACCTATTAACTAGAAAGTCATACTTAGCACGTGCTGTACGACTCCCCCAATAGGAAAGACACAGCTTTCTGGATTGAATTGGACTTGAAAAGATGTTGTCGTTCAGCAGGGAAACGTAACGTATCCCAGCCAGCTCCTCTCAAGCATGCATCCCGAATCTTGTCTTTGTCCTTGTCGTGCCAATACCAACCATCTACTTCAACGATCTTCCTCGTTTCCGTGTTGACGATATCGGGATAAAACCAGTAGCGCCCGACGCGAATTGTTAAATCGTCACAACGGAGACTTGGAATGCTTTGTTTCAAAACATTGAAAAATTGTATTTGAATGTTGGATGGTCCAGTGCGAAAGGCGGCCTGCGCCTTAAGCATATTCTCACGACAAATAGCACGATGTTCTTCCGTTCGTTCGTACATACCACGAGGCAAATCGGGACCATTAGCTACTGCAAGAGCAGCTATTATTCCCTTCCTTGCAGTAGCAAGTTGCGCCTCGCTTCGAGGGGCAGACCAAGCATTAACCTGAACCTTGGTTGCAAAACTGAGCATAAACTTTTCTGTTTTGGGACGAGATTGTGCAATCGCTCGACCTTTGGCTGCATTCTTTTGAAAAGCTGCAAGCTGTTCTTCGGTATGACAAAACTGTCGAGCGTGCAACATATTACGTTGCGCAATTGCCTTGTGCTCAGCAGTTCGCTTGTATATTCCCTTTGGCATCTTAATTTCGTCTCGCCTGCCGCATCGTTCTGCGCGCAGAGACATATTCATCTACAGTCATATCTCCAAGGGTCTTACTTGATGAATTGCTTCTACGCCCACCAGCCGCGATTGGTTCAGGCGGCGGTACACGCTGTTTCTTCTGAGCGCCATTACCATTAGCGCCGCGACGTGCCGCTATCTGATCCGAAATTCTCGTTACTTCGCCCACACCCTGAAATGGCGTCATCGTCTCAAGCTTTTTGTAAGCTTCTGGATGAGTAGCAAGATAATAAAGAACATCAGGCCCATTCTCCATTTCCATGATGGCCATATTCAGGGCTGGGTGTATGGTCATCTTAGCGGTTTGAGGATCGTTCATCACCTCTTCGTAATCGTCGTAACGTGTACGCGCCTCTTGTGTACGTGTGCGATGAGCATCGAATACAGACTTCAGTCTGTCGTTCTCGGCCGCGACTGCGTCCTTATGATCTTCGTTCTGGCGAAGCCAGCCTAGGTACTTCTCCATGTACTCTTCGTCACTCTTGAACTGGCTACGCGTAGGCTTACCCGGCAGGTCGGGGATGGAAGCGCCAACTTCCTCCTGTCCTCCACTGACAGTTTTATCCCCGGCTGCCGGTTTCTCCCCTCTCTCCAGAGCTGCAAGCCGCGCCTCTAAGCGTTCGCGTGACTCGCGCTCAAGCCTAAGCTCCTCAGCCATCTTAGTATTGCGCGCCGTAAGCGTATTTACGCGCTTCGACCAACCACCTTCAGAAGCAGGAGCTTTCTTATCGTCTGCGTGTGCTGCCTCATCAGCCTTGTGATCATCAGCATCCTGCTTCTCGGCCTTGACTTCCTTCTCGGCCTCTTTCTTATCTTCCGCTTCTTTGAGCGCAGCAAGACGCTCCTCCTCTATTTTCTTCTCCGCTGCCGGAATAAACGGCTGTTTCCAATTCTCGCCAACGGCGTGATCCAAAGCCTCTTGTGGCTCTGTCGTACTCGTAAGCACAAGGTCAGATGGTTCTTTGCGTAGTGCCGGCATAAATCTCCTAGCTAAACGTAATTCCAGCCGAAGCCAAAACCTGCCACGTCCCGTCAATCGCACGCAGCAACATACCCGCTCCGCGGAAAGCGCCGAAAGTAGCAATAGCCTTTAGTGCTACAAGTCCATTCGCATAACCAACAGAAGGTAGGGTAACTGTATGCGCAAACGCCGTATCCGAGTAGATAGCAATCGTTAAATTGTCGTCTACTTCAGCAGTTGGTAAACCAAGTGTAATCGGATCGACTGCCGTAGAATCGATTATATAATTCCCGGCAACGTGTGGATTAATAGCGTCTGGATTAGCAGCAAGACCAAATAGTGCAGTAAGAGGACCCTGGAAAGCATCACCGTCAACGATATCCTGCATACTCGACTGATCGAAACTTCCACCCATGTGATTCTGTATCCCGCGTGCCGGTGTGTTTCCAGGCGTATTAAATGGCATCTCGTTTCTCCTTTATTGTTGTGGCGCTCCCGGCATCCCGGGTTGAACTGGTGGCGGCGGTAACAGTGCGGCACTCATATCTGGTTTCTTAGCTTCTGGCTGAGTGACCTGAGTCGGCGGTATGGGCGCTTGGTTCATCGCTTGCTGATCCTGTAAGATCAGCTGCCGTACCATCTCCATCTCAGAGCTAACGTGATTGATGCCAGCCTTAAGCGACTCAAGCGCTCCTTCACCCATCATCTTAGCCATCGCTACCAGCCGATCCGTTTCAGCCTTCAGCAAATCGGATTCACGCTTCTGATCTAGCTCCAGCTTCTTTGTACGAATCATCTCAGTTGCTTTATTCAGCTCCGCGACTACCATATCGTGGCTCTGCATCATCTGCTGTAGCTGAGCTTCAAGCATTGGTACCTTGAGCTTCGGATCTTGCTCAGCAGCATCGGCAAAGAATACTGGCGGCATCATCTTCCTTACACGATCAGCCATTGCCTGAGCTTCCGGCCAATCCATATTCTTGATGATCAGATCGGCGCACGCCTGCATCAATTGCGGGTAGGCGTTCACCATCTTCATCATCGAAACAGACGCCTCTTGACGCCTCGACTGGTAAGACGGACCAGAAGAAACCGTAACGTCATATTCCCCTGTACCCACATCGTAAATCTTCTTAATAGCGTCATTGTCAGCACCAAGCTCAATCATTCTCTCTCGCGCTTCCTGCTCGGTATCAAACTCGGAGTTGTACAGCCCGACGTGAGTGGAACTGCCATCTGGGTTAATGATTCGCTGCATTCGCGGCTGCGTAATGATCTTTGGAGCAAGGTCGATGATGATTCGACCGGTGAGACGAATAGCTCTACTGTGGTTATCGATATAATTCAGTATGGCTACGTCTGTCTGTTTCTGACGAGCCATGATAGCTTCGCCAGATTCCTCTGGGCCTTTCTGCCCAAGCGAAGCGTCGAAGATACCGAACGTAGCTTTCAGGTCGTTGTCAGCCTGCCTGATCATCTCGACCATACCAGCTATTTGTGGCTCTTTGTCTATCTCAATTGGTGGTGGCAGGACTTGTTCACCAACTTTTACCGGCTTGTAAACCAAGAACGGGAGTCGCTTCTGATTCGAGTATTCCCACAGCTTCTCGAAACCTTCTTGCTGACCTGAAGCCATTAGCCATTGCGCTTTGTTCTTAAGCGCGATCTTCTCGGAGGCCGACGTTATCCAGAAGTTGTAAGCGCGTTGAGCATCTTTCGGAACTCGTACAGCACCAGCCAAGTACCGCTTTCCGTCAACATCCATATCATCGCCCAGATCAGGAACAACCGGAATATATCGCCCAGGCCAATCTTTCTTGTCGAGTCGTTCAATTGCATTGATCTTCGCCCACTTCACCTTACGCCTATAGCGCGTAGCGTCTGAACCTTCGACAGTATATGGCTCTTTCACCACATAGAAATACTCCGCCACTACTACGCTATCGTGACTGATCCACAATGGATGCTGATCGCCAACGCTCTGAAAGTCGTTAAGGCCAGCGAGCTTCGACCCTGGATACTCAGCCTTAAACTCCTCGTTCTGCATTCGCTCGATGATGAAACACCACTCGGCGTCAGAGTAATCCGGCTTCTTGCAAGCAGGATCAAAGTACACCGTAAACTGATTGCGTATTCCCTCGATCAGAATATCGAGGTCCATGCTTTTTTCGTCGGCATATTCGGTTAGTACGCGCCAGTACTTCACGCCGCTGCGTACCATACCCTCGAAACCAATGTCATAGACAGTATCGGCATCGCTACGCTGTTCGACGTGACGCGTATAGCCCTGTAAGACCTCGGCTGTCTTTACGTCAGTTCCTGAGCCTACAGGATTAACCTGAATGGCTAAGCGCTGAGAACGTTCGTCGTTACACAAGAGGCGTAAGAAACCAGCAATACGATTAACGGTTAGACACGGAGCGTCTTCACCAAGGCGCGCTGTCTGTATTGCCGGAGGCCATTGATCGCCAAGAGAAAACTTCAAGTCCTCTAAGCATAGTTTGCGCCATTCAAACTCAGCCTCTGTAGCTCGCTTAAAGCGTGCCTTAGCAAGCATCAGAAAAGCTTCCTCGGCCGCTGCCGCCTCTTCCATTGCTGTCTTTTTGCGCGGTGGCGTTACAGCGCGAAGAGGCTTATCGAGTTTGAGCTTCTTAGCCAATTAGCACGCCGTTCTTAGCTCCGAATTCTGTGGACGCGATAACTCAATGAGCAATTCCTTTTGTATTGTGTTCATCGCCCGATGAAGTTTCTCGATGGCTTCTTGCTGATTTGTCGCCGTAATTTGAAAGTTGTAGCCAACACCTTCGACGTTGAACGAGAAGCTATAAACCTTGCTTTCTATAATGTTCATCTATCCTCCGACAAAATCCTTGCTACGCTCAACCCCTACTTCACCATGCACAAACTTATCGATACCAATCTTCACTGGCTCTTTGATCACGAACATAATATCGGCTTCTTGAATCAAGCATGTGCCGTTATCTTCAAAGTCTGTGAAGCGACCGAAGGCAACGAGCTGCCCCGGCCTCACTGATAATGGTATACGTACTCCATGAAAGTATTTACCAGGACCAACTGCGAGCACTTCTCCAATATGCGCTTGTTGCTGATACTTTTCCGGGATGACGATCTTCGTTGTGATTGGCTCATCTATCCTCTTAACCAGAATGCGGTCGTGCATTGGTTGCCACATCTAAGGTTTCCTCATCAGCACATAAGTTAGAAACGATCCCGCCACACTTGCCACAAGCGCAACCGATAGCGCAAAGACAGCCGCGGTCAATGTTCGTGCGTGCTGTTGCGCGAGACTTAAGGCTTTGTCCGCTGCCGTCATGCGCTCTTCCAAGCGTGCGATCTTGACATCAAGACTCTCATTTGCGCTCAAAGCGGTCGCACCAGTCCTGCACCTTCACTTCACCGGCTACGATCTCACAGCGGTCGAGCACTGCGCCCTGAAAGTATGTGCATTGTCCACAATGATCTTTACCTTCTGCCGGATGCTCAAAGTGTACAGTGCCCTTAGAAAACTTGAACTTTGGTATCTGTTTAGACTCAGGCATCTCAGGACGTGTATCTATACTTCGATTTCGCAAACCTTAAATCGGCTGGTGACTCACCCTTGAGATAGCGCTTCTTCTTCCTTGGTGCTCGCTCTCGCGTTACGCGACCCCAACCAATACCAGGGGCTTCAATCATAATCTGATGCGCTGCACTCCAACCCTCACGATCAGGGAGCAAGGGTCCGCCATTCCATACAACGTCATAAAAGATGCCATCGATCATGTGTATTAGCTGCATGCGCTCTCACATCTACACGCTTCCGGCCGGCAATAGGTCTTGCATTTCTCTCCAGCAGTCTGATGATCGCAGTCATCGTGCGCACGCTCGCAATCGCAAGGCATCTTAGTGCTTGCCAAGTTATCGCAGTATCGTGGCTGTGTCTTATGATCCTGGGCTAAGAACACCAAAACGTATAGCAGAACCATCTTCACGACATTTTCCTTTTGTCGTTGTGCTCAAAATGATCAACGTGTCTTACAGTGTCGATGAACTGCACACCACCAAGAATCAATGCTAAGAACACGAACATCAGCTCCGTAAAGATAATGATGATCGTCGTACATATCGGATGATAGTAAGCGAAGGTTGTCACTTCATCGCCTCGGCTATCGATTTCTTCTTGTCGTGCTTCTTCTGCATGCGCTTGCCTTTAGCAGTCTCCTTGTTTCCACGCATTGCACCGATAGCGTTCATCGTGCCGTAGATCGCGCTCGGGTTATCGCCGTACTCAGCGCGAAGTTTCTTTTCGAGGAACTTTGGCACTTGGCTTCTCCGGCTCGGGATCAACTACCTTCACCACAATCTTCGGTATGCCTTCCGGAACTACCGGCTCATGTGGATCGCGTAAAGGTAAATTCGAAGTTAATGGCATGCTCTTATTGTTGTCAGTCATAATCACTCCTGAGAATCGTCCTCTCCTTCATGCTCCTGGCGCCCAGCCCTTACGCGCTTCTTTCCTTCTTCTTTGCCTTCGACTTTTTCCTCACCTTCACCGCTCTTGATGCTGAGATGTTTCTTCAAGTGATCGAGAAGCTTTTCACCTTCGCCGGCACCAAAGATATGTTCCTCGTTCGTCTGTGACGCCATATCAGTAGGCTCGTAGTTCTGCTGGAAGATATGCTTGACGACATGGCCGCCCTTCTCGCCCATGTGAACTTCAACATGCGATAGCTCTTTCTTGGGTTTCTTCTGTGGCGCTGCTGCTGTTCGTGCTTCAGCCATTCTTCGCCTCCGGATACTTCGTATCGAACCAAACTTTGCGGTTCTTTGTGCGCTGCTCTAGCGACTCAGCGCTCCAGTAACTGCGAGCATAGTGAATCATCTCGCAAGTCGAAAGCAGAGCACCGATATTGCGAATGCCGTCGAGATCACGCTGAAGAGTTACTCTCATCTAGCGCATCCACCCTCCTGGCTGCCCATGCCAGCCTACGCCAACGCCAATTAACCTGTCTTGATACTCTTTCGCCTCAGGAGCCTGAGCGAGGATCGTTACAGCAAATGTCATTGCGAAGGCGTCGCCAATATCCGGCGATGCATAACCACGCAGCTTCATACTCTCTTTCTTTTCAAGCTGAATCTTCTGATCGTTACTATATCCATACTGTACCTGAGTTAGTTGCTCTGCGAGTTCGGGATCGTCTGGTAGTTCCGCGCCAGCATCCAAGGTGTCACGCAAAAGGCCCCAAACTTCCGCACGACGATTATAGTAACGGCCTGTGTTATC